GTCCGGTGCGAACAACCTGGGAAGCCAAGGTATTGCAGAAGTTGAACCCTACGGTATTGTGACCGGATATACACATCGTGCGGTAACGGACGATCTGACATGCCCGATCACAGAGGAAAGCCGGATTTGGTTCGGCATCCTGCCTACAAAAGAAGTCCAGGTTCAACAGACCGTAAACGGACAAACAACTACCGTGACACAGACGGTGGCAGTACCGCATAACTTTGAGGTTGTCCGTAGGCAGAAAAGTCTTACCCACATTACCTATTACCTCAAGGAAGTGGATGTACAGTGAACATCAACATTTCACTGTCCACAGAGTCCATCCGAAGCGCAATCGAAACATTAACCGCATATAAGGATATCTTCGAACAAGGCGTAGAAACCGTTGTTGATATCCTTGCGGAAGAGGGAGCAATGGTTGCGAATGCAGCATATGGCGGCATGGCAAAAGCAAGAGCCGAGTCGTATGAAAATACTGCGCAGATCGTTGTTTCCGGCAAAGAGCCAGGTATAGCAGAGTTCGGTGCAGGATATGCAACGATGGAATATCATCCGTTCGCAAAGAATGCACCGTTCCCCGTGAAAGTGGCTTCTTACTCAGAAGCACAAAGGCCATACGGTTTGTTCTACATTACGAACGATCTGACAGACGGAACAGACGGCTATTGGATCTTCGGTGGTCAATACTATGACCGTGTTGAACCAAGGCACGGACTGCTTGATGCCTATGATCATATCATGGCTGAAAGTACAGAGATTGCGAAGGGGGTGTTGAGTCTGTGATCGACATTTCAAGTAAGATTTTCGATACGATCTTCAATGCCGTGACAGCACAGTACCCCAATGCGGATGTGACAACGGGCTTTGATGAGAAAAACGCTGTCTTCCCCTGTGTAGTGGTTTATGAATACGACAATGCTCCGCTGCGGAGAACCGCAACGGACGCTTGTGCAGAAAACCATACACGGCTTCAGTACCAGGTGGATGTGTACACCAACAATGAAAACTATGCCAAGACTGAGGGAAAGAAAATCCTTGCGCTTGTGGATACCGCATTGCAAGGCTTGAAATTCCGGAGGTTGCGCAGCAATGAACCGCTGAACATCGCACGGACAATTTTCCGGCAGTATGGGCGGTGGGAAGTTGTTGTTGGCAAACCGGTCACTGTTGGTCAAACAACCACCTATCAGATGTATCGGAGGTAAGGCAATGAAGAAATGTCCTTACTGTGGGCATGAGCAGAACGATCAGAACAAAATCTGTGAGAGATGCTATGCCGGACTTCCGGATGAAAAGCCGGAAGAAAAGGCCAGGCCGGTAAAGCGGCGTGGCGAAAAATCCAACAAGGAGAGTGAATAACATGGCACTTGAGTTCTCGACCATCGGGATGAAACTCGCCTACTGCGTAGAAACGACTGCCGGTTCTCGTCCGCTGACGGGCTATACGGAGATCCCCGACATCAAGACGATTCCTGCCCTGGACTTCGAACCGTCCAACCTCCAGGTGACGAACCTGGTTGATAAGCGTCACCGGTTCGTTCCTGGCGTATCCGGCATCGGTTCTGATTTCCCCATCGTGTGCAATCTGACCGCTTCGATGAAGACCACATGGGCTTCCCTTGTGAGCGCAGCCGCCACCGGTTTCGCAAGCGGCAAGACCACCTGGTTTGAAGTCAAAGTTCCGGACTTCGATTCCTTCTACTTCTCCGGTATGCCCGTTGACATGGGCTTCGGTGGAGCAGAAGTCGATGCGGTTGCGGAAGCTACCGTTCGTGTCGTTCCCAATACCGTTGTGGGTTGGGCTGCGAAGAGTACCTAATATCCTGCGGTGTTAAGTGGGAGGACAGTGAGCGATTCATTGCCGATGCCCGTATCATTGGCTAACTCCCCTTAACATATAAAACAACCTATACGGGAGGTAAAGAAAATGGCTGAAGATAACGTGGTTGAAATCAAAGAACGGGTAAACCCTATCGTTCTTCGTTTTGATGACAGGAACGAAACGTACACCCTGGAATTCGACAGGGATGCCATCCGCTTTGCGGAAGGGCGTGGATTTGACATTGATGATGTCGGCAAGCAGCCGATGACGAAACTGCCGGAACTGTTTTGGTACGCATTCCGTATGCACCACAAGTCCGTGTCCAAGGAAAAGGCCGATCGCATCCTGTTTGATGAACTTGGCGGTATGCCGAAGGGCATGGCTGAACGGCTTGGTGAACTGTATGCGCAGCCGCACAGGGCATTGCAGAATGAAACTGACAAGCCAAAAAACCCGAATCTGACGGTGGAGATGTAATCGAGAATCTGCCGTCAGAAAAGATAACATATACCCAGGTTTTTGAAGAACTATGCCCTGTTTATATCATGTACGGGATGACATATGAACAGTTTTGGCATGGTGATCCGTGGATGGTAAGGGCGTATGCCCAGGGATACTTGCTGAAGCGCAAGGCCAAGAATGAAGAACTATGGCTGCAAGGCATCTACATGATCCATGCGCTGAATTCTTCAGTTGGCAGCATGTTCAACAAGACCAAGATTAAGTATGTTGATAAGCCCCTCGACATCTTTGAGAAGACACAGGCCGAAAAGAATGCCGAGGTAAGAAAAGAGCGCAGGAAAGCGATAGAAGCATTGAGTAGGTTTGCGAATCTATTCAAGAAATCTGCGGATGATAAGACAGGGAGTTGATCGGAATGGCAAACCTTGAAACACTTGAATTAACAATCAATGCGAATGCAGCAAGTGCTACACAGGGGTTGACAGGACTGATTAACTCCCTGTCTGCCTTATCGGGAGCAGTAAATGCCAATGTCGGCGCACTGAAAGCGATGAACGCCGAGTTGGAGAAGTTAAGCGGCATCAGCAGACTACTGAAGCTTCCGAGTTTTTCAGACAATAACATGCCTGTGATCGGCGCAATCAGCAAGGTTAAGAAAGCCGGAGAGGACGCTGCCCAAACCGTCAAGGAAGCTGTTGATGTTCCCGGAACACGGCTTGAAGCACTTGCGATGAAATATGGTGCTGTCAATGACAAGATGGAAGAGTACGCCGCAAAAGGCGATGCTCTTGCTGTGGCAAATAAGCGGTTGCAGCTTGACCAGGTTGAGAAACAGTTTGAAGCAGAAAAGAATGCCCTGGACGGTGCGGAAGAAAAGCAGAAGTCGTTCCGGCAAGGTCTTCGTGATCTTGGACGGGATGTTAAGGATTCCGTGCCGAAGTTTAGGGCTTTAAATAAAGTATTACGGATTGCTTCTACTATGTTGATCCGGATGGGTCTTCGTGCCTTGTTCAAGGGCGTGAAGGAAGGTTTTAACAACTACTATCAGTACGCAAAGAACACAGGGCATGAATTCTCCAAGGAAATGGATAATGTGTCTTCTGCGTGGTCACAACTGAAGAATCAGATGGGCGCAGCGATTGCTCCGGCGATTGGTGCGATTATTCCCATTCTGAACGGTATTGCAAGCGCAGCCATCGGTGCATTCAATGCGTTGAGTCAGTTGTTTGCATTGCTTGGCGGCAAAGGTGTATGGTCAAAGGCTACTGCCCAGGTTACCGCTTTTGACGCTGCCGCACAAAAGGCCGGTGGCGGTGGCGGTGGATTGAAGGAAATGCTTGCCAAGTTCGATGAACTGAACCTCATCGCACAGGAAAGCGGCGGTGGTGGCGGTGTCGGTACGACTGCTGAAGAATACATGGGCATGTTCGAAGAAGTGTATGAGTTTGACAGCGAGATTCAGCGTATTGCGACTGCCATCAAGGAAATCGTGAATTGGGTTAAGGACAACCTTGCCGTTGTGGAAGAAGCCGCTATCGGAATCGGCATGGCAATCCTTGGATGGAAGATCAGCAAGGCATTTGAGGGCGATCTTGCGCAGTTCGGCAAACTTCTGACCGGTTCTGCGCTGATTACCGTCAGCGTTGCGCTTTCGTTTGATGTCGGACAAAAACTTGGTTCGGGAACAAAACTGAACACATTGGACATCCTGGAAGCAATCGCCGGTGCTGTTGCCGGTGCGATTGGCGGTTATGTCATTGCGAGTGCGCTTGGTGCAAGCGGATTTGTCGGTGCTGCTGTCGGGCTTGGCATTACAATCGCTGCGTTTGTAACTGGCGTGATTGTCGGCAAAGGACAAGCTGTTCAGAACTTGAAGTGGGGCAGCAGTTCTCTTACCCCGGAACAAGTGAGGTCTTATGTACAGGGGCAATTTAAGTTTGACATTTCCGCAGATGTAAAGCTTGCCGGTGGAAGACTGAGTGTTGCAAGATCGGCAAAATCGCATCTTGAAGATGACATTATTGAGTTTGAACAGAGTCTTCGGAAGATTCAGCTTGGCGTTGATACTTCAGATCTTGCAATTTCCAATGCGAAAACAAGCGCAAATACGGTAATCACACAGTTGCAAGAATATATGACGGCAAGTGAAAATCTTCTGACTGCATATCTTCAGATTATGCCGTATGACGAAGAAACCAATACAAACTTTGCCAAAGATGTATTCGAAGCAAATACCAAACTGAAAGAATATGTCACGGGCAAAGGCAAAGAGATCGCCAAGTGGTATGACCAGGGCATGACAAATCAGTGGAAGGGCGATGAGAAACAGCAGATCCTTGCGCTGATGGAACATGTAAATGCCATTATGAATGCCATGACGGATGCGACTTCTGCCGCAAAGACAAAGGCTTCGCTGAACGTGTCCATGACGAATCTCACAAGGGATACTGCGAAAGATGTTCTGAAAGAACAGGAACGTATTCTTGACGAGTATAAGGACACGATGAAGGAAACAATGCTTGAGCAAGTTTCTCAGCTTGAGGGCTTCGCAGCCGCCGCTATGGAAGCCGGTATGCCGGAGGTTGCAGAAACTTACAGGAATCAAGCGAAGTTCCTCGTTGACACTTTCGAAGACTCCATGAACAAAAATCTTGAGTCTGCGAAAGAACCGATAAAGCAACAGTGGATTTCCACACTTTCTGAGATTTACAGCAGCGATTTTGACAGGGTATTTGGCTCAAATGGCAAGTTTATGTCCGGCCTTAAAAATGCTCTCAAAAAAGGAACTGAGGAAGGTGTCAAGTACATCGAAGAAAACCTCAGAGATCAACTTTTGAGGATTGATCCGATAATCGTGCAAGCGTCTGAACTGTTTGGAATCAGCGCATGGGAACTGTTTGGTGATGACACCAAGAAAAAGTTCTACGATTCGATTAGCAAGGCGGTCGGACTTGATGCGATAGCGTTGCTGAAGAAGACGATGAACGTTTCTGCTGCCGACATCATCAAGGTATCCGGTTATGATGCGCTTGCAACCCGTGAGAAGCTGAACTTTATCAATGCACTTGTACAGGCATATGGTGCGCAGGAAGCACTCACAGCCGCCAAGAACGCCGGTATTGATGTTGCTGATGCTATCAATGCCGGACTTAGCGGAAGGAATGCAGCAGCAAAGAGCGCAGCTAACAATCTTGTTAACACGATCAACGATGAACTGAAGAAGAACAAGGTCAACGTTGATGTCGGTGCTAACATCCAGGTAAAGATTGATGCGCTTGTAAACATCAAACCCAATATCAGCAGCACAGGCAATGCGATTACTACTGCTTCTCAGACCGCATCCGCAACGTTTACGGGTGGAATTGCATCTGCGTTAAAAAATTCGTTGAAGGCCACCGGAGCATTCGGAATTCCGAGTGGTGATGTCTTCATTGCTTCGGAACAGGGTGCAGAGTTGGTCGGCTCACTGAATGGCAAGACAACGGTTGCCAACCAGGATCAGATCATCGCCGGTATTCAGAAGGGCGTTGCGGAAGCGAACAGTGAGCAGAACGCATTGCTTCGTCAGCAGAATGAACTGCTCCGTGGCATCCTTGAGAAAGAATACAACGTGCGGTTCGGTGCATCACCGGAGTTCGGACGGACGGCGAAGCAGAGCATTGCGATGTACAACGGCATGGTGGGAGGTTGATCTGAATGTCATATAGCGGATATCTGATTAAAATCGGAGGATCAAGCGGAACAATCCTGCCTTTCAAGTACATCAAGGTGGACGGTTACAATATCACGCCGAATCAGCGGATGGAAACTGAAGCGAAGCGTGATGTGACCGGACTGCTGCACAGGAACACGGTTGCTCATACCGCTTCCAAGATTGAGTTTACGACTCCGTACATGACGAACAGTGACCTGGACGACATGATTACGCTGTTCCGGAACGCATGGACGAATTCGACTGAACGGAAGCTTGTGATCGAGTATTACGACATGGAGAGCAACACCTACAAGACTGCGGATGTTTACATGCCGGATATCAAGTTTGAGATTGACCACATTGACAATGACCACAACATCATAATGTACAAGGAAACCCGTGTGGCGTTCATCGAGTATTAAGGTGGTGAACGGAGAATGCTGATTTGGAAGAAATCCGGAAGCAATACGAATTACAATTCAACAGTGTGGAGTGCTATCAAATCCGGCACTCCTGTACATGTTTCCATGAATTTCAGTCAAAGCAATATTACACTTGACGATTCGGATATAAGTCTTGATGGTGCTTTGACGCTGATGGACATTTTCAATGGCGATATAGACCTTGTGTTTGGCAAGGCCATCAGCAGACAGGTCAATGTCCGCATATTAAACAGTAGCAAACTGAATAACCTGGATTGGACGGAAGAGTTTGGACTGTATTTCAAAATCACGATTGGAACAGTCGAATATACCGCATTCGCAGGATATTACACAGGAAGCAAACCGAAAAATGTTTCAACGGCAAAGTACATTGACTTTACTGCATATGACAACATGAAAAAGTTCGATGTGCTTGCTGACGGGTTTGCAAGCGGACTTACTTATCCAAAAACAGTGGATCAGTTGTTTTCTGCGCTTTGTACATATGTTGGCGTGACTGCCGGAAGCACATCGGATGCTTTGACTAATATTAAAAGCCG